CTTTCGCCTCGATAGGTGATCGCCATAGAATCTCCTGCAAGAAACAAGCCCCGCATAAGCAGGGCTGTTTCAAGGTGCAGTTTAAAGTACTGCGTCGAAGAACATCTCAACGCCATAGCTGTCATCAAGCTCGCCTACGCCATATACGGCAGTAGCGTTAAGCTCGAATGCTCGCAAAGATGCGTCGCGCTGTGGCTCGATCTGGAAGTCACGCTTCATAGCAATAGCAAGTGCTTCAGGTGCAAAAACTGCGCCCTTCGCATCGCCATTACCGTCAATCGTGATATTTGCAGACTCGTAGATGTCTATACCCGCAATCGTACCAACATACGCGTTCACCATAGCGGTGTTCTGCGCGTCGCCAGCATTTGGATTGGCGAAGGTATTTGTCAGGTTAGCTTTGAGCTGATAGGCCTGATAAGGATGCACGACAGCCGACATACGGCCAGTGATCTTATTAGCACGCAAAGTAGCAGCAGCTTTAAATAGGTCAGCAACTGTAATTTCTTGTGCGGCAGCGCCCAGAGAGCTAGAAAAACCATCGAACAAAGCGATTAAGTCTTTGTCCATCTTGGTAGCGATTGAGTTACCAAGGACAGTTCCTAATTCTTCTGCTGGATTACCAGCACCCATTGCAGCAACGTCGGTCAAAACAACCTGAGCACCTACTTCCTGCACACTGATCGTTACCGCGCTGGTGCTAACAGTCGTTGATGACATGTCAGTACCTTCGGTTAAATCAGCAGCCGTAATCGCAGGGTACTTAGGAACCTGAATGGTTTTACCAGCATCAGCGCCGATATCATAACGGGTTACTAGGCCCATCATTAAGGATTGCTCTTCAGCAGTAAATCGTGCCTGAGCGATAATGTTGACGAATAAATCGTCTAAAGTTGTACTAGTTGTAGCAGCCATTGGTAGTTCTCCAAATTGTTTAGGTTAATTGGGTCTATTTGGCTTTCTTCATGGCAGCGTAGGCTTCCCTACCGCCAGAGTTCCAATTATCGACCATATCAGCCACCGAAACAGGCTTCGGAGTCAAGCCACCAGCATTTCCTCTGCTCCCCGTCCCACCGCTTGAAGCGCGGACAAAGTGCGGATTAGCTGTTAAAAAGTCAGCAACAAGCTCATCTACTGTAAGCATATTGCCGCTATCGTTATATCGCGGTGTGCCTTGCGGATCTAGCACTTCAACCCCGCCATCTTCAGCGAGTCTTACTTGCCCTTTAAGCAACTGCGATACCTGATCTGGGGATACTGCGTCATGCTTGCTGGCTGCGTTGAGTAATGATCCATCGACCAGGGTCTCTTGCAGCTTTTGTTTGTACGCTTTTATCTCCATATCTTTCTTTTCGACGGTCTGCTTCAGGATGTTCTCGAACTCGCCGCGTTCCTTTTGGCGTTCCAGCTCCGCTTGCTCACGCTCTTGCATGATTTTACGTGCTTCTTCGAGGTCTATCCCTTCGAGTTTCTTCTCCGCTTTCTTGCGTTCTCGCGCTATGCGATCAGCAACTATGCGGTCTAACTCGTCTTGCGTAAAAGTCTTTTGTTCCTGAATAGTTTCGGTCGTTTCAGTTTCGACACTTTCCATGATTTCTTCGCTCACGTAACGATTATCCTCTAATGAGTATTGCGGGAAGTTTAACCCATAAATTCTAAGTTTAGCTAGTTTATTTCATCATCGGCTTTTTCTTCTTCTTGCTCGGCTTCTTTTTTCCGTAATGGTTCGGCATCTTTCTTTTTCCTTTTAGGTTTGGGTTTTTCGATTGGCAGCAATTCATCAATCACTGCGTGCAATTCTGCAAAGTCTTGAGCCTCGCTCTCGGGCGCGTTGGCTTCTAGCGGCTCGATTAACTGCCTGATCGCAGGCGGTATTGGCCTCCTAGCGCATAAATTCCTAGCTCTATCTAATTCTCTGCTCATTCATCCTCCACTATTGGAAGCCAATGGTGACGGCAATTATAACCACCTCTGACTATGAACGGATCTCCTGGTGCTTTGCCAGCCCATGACCCTTGCCATTTGCTGTTAATTTCTTCTTCAGTAAAAGTCTTGCCTACATTATTACGACAAAATTCACGGCTGTCACGTATCACATCGCCATAATACTGGAATTTAGTTACACCCGCCTCGTTTGCCGTGGCTTTAGTAATTGACGCGCTATATTGTGCAAGGCTGTCGTTTGCCATTTGCGTGGCATAGCGGCGCATGTTATTTCCCAGCCTGTCTCGCGCATAAACACTATGGAGCTTGTCTATTGCATCCTGCTGTCTTTTGCCTGTTGCGGTCTGCGCTATTTCTACCAGTTGACGGGCTTCTTCCTCGTCTGCTTGCTGATATACGCCGTTTATCTGTCCGCGTAGCTCTTTTATCAGGTCGTTTTTACTACGCCCTGTCAAAGTAGATTGGTAAATGCCTGTGGCAAGAGTATCTAGCTGTTGATCGGCTATGGCTTGAAAGCCTTGGAAACTAAGCTGCTGCAAGGCTTGAATAGTCTCAGGCGCTACCCGTGTAAACTTGCCATACTCAGAAAGCATTGCAAACTGGTTATTAGCAACGTCAATATATTCGTCAATCAGGCTTTGCGCTTCTTGCAAGAAATCGACTTCGATTAGCCTGCGGACTTCCTGCCTAGCCTGTAATGACCATTCAAGATCAAACAGTTGCCCAGCTCTATCTGGTGCGCTGCTAACGTAGGCGGTAATATCACTTTCGAGCGTTTGCAATACGCCAGCCAAACGGCGCTGATGTTCGTCAGTTAGCCTCTCTAGGAACTCAGCGTAGTCATCATTGGCTGCCATTATTCAGCCTGTATCGGGAATTGTCCTGTGACTCGGGTTTGTGCTTCGATTTCTCTGTGCGCTTCTGCTAATTTTTCGTCATCTAAAACTAAATCAGCTATCTGTTTATCAACTTCACGCTGCAAAGTAGTAGAAGGGACGCCGCTGGCTCTAACTTGCTGCAAAAATAACAACTCCTTGTCGTAATCGCGCAGATCAAAAGCATCTGGGTAGAAAATTTCCACATCTGGCGTGATTCCTAACCAGTTGCAGAAGTAGCCCCAGATATGCTCCTCAGCAAGCTCAAGCAAATCAGCTTTCTCGGATAACTTAGCATTCAGCATCTGAAACTCGGTCTGCATTGCTACGCCTGATTGGGTTAGTGCTTCAGTGCCTCGCACTGCGCCCATGTGCGCCATTTTGTTAATCGCTTCGACCTTATCTTTTATTGCTTCTCGGATTGAATCAATATTCTGGCCGCTTGGTTGTAACAGATAAGGCTTTAGCCCTGCATCGCTGTCCTCAGATAGATTGATAACCGATCCTGCACCAGCACTAGCATCTGCGTCGTAGGTCTTAACCAACGAAGGGTGGTTACTGATCCTGATAAGCTGCTCGATCTCACTAAGCTCTTGATAGATTGCCTTTTGCATTAAAGCAACGTCGCTTAAATCGCTTACCCCAATACCCCTGACAACGCTACGAGCTGCGGGCAAAAATGCTGCTGGTATTTTGCCTAAGGGGTTGGGTATTTCTTCGATCTTGGTTTCTGCGTGGCCGTCGTCTTTCCAATACTCAATGATGTCCTTGCGCCACAACCTGTAATAGCTAACTGTTGTAGTTGCGTCTTCCCTGTCAATCGACTCTCTCAGCTTTAAGTAAGTCAGCTCAAATCGTCCGCTAGGGGTGCGCTCGTACTTCCAATCAAACACGTTTTCAGGAGTAAATAGGGTCACATAGGGCCGAATATCCTGGTCTAACTCTTCTGCGCGGGTTTGTGCATTGCTTTGGGGTTTATCTACCAGAATCCAGACGTGACCATAAACCGATGCCCAGATTTGCGCTTGCTTCATAAAACTGTTGAAGCTCATCCCGTCAAGGTCGGCATCGTCAACGAATGATTCTAATGCAGGGTTATTAGCCAGACCGTTGAAGTTTCGGACTGGTGGAACCCTCCACAGAAACGAGGAATATATATGCACAATGTTGCGGCAGTGATTGTCGACAGGTGTCAATGAAACCCGTCTGCTGTATTCGTCTTTTGATTCGTTCAAGTATGCGGTCAAATATGACCCATTCTGATAGTCTTCGCCACCTAAATATGAGCGAAGGTACAACTCCCAACGCTGTTCGTGGATATCATAATCAGGGTGCTGGTATTCTAGAAATCTCATGTCCACCTCGTGGGCTGTGGCGTTTCATGCTCCTTACGAATGGGGAACATGTATTCAATTAAGTATCCGAGCGCATCATTCATGTGATCAAACCCGTCGTCTTTATTTGGCTGGCTGGTGCCTTCTTTGTACGTTTGGCGTTCCAAGCTGTTTATTACGTTTTTACAGTTTGGCGTAACAAATAACCGTCGCTCTTGCTGACTAGATAGCAGTCGGCTATTGACGCTGTTTATCCTATCACGTATTGCAGGATGTTTAGAGCGTACTTTAACCCGAAACCCTGCGTTTTGTAATATGTTTAAGTCTGTGCGGCTACCCGCTGAAGTCTTTCGCTGCGCTGATGCTGGATCGGGGTAAATCGTTATCGACTTCTGCTTGTACCTTTGCCGTATCTCGTCAACCATCTCGTCAGTGTTTGAGCCATACATTACGATTTCATCTATCGCGTGCAATGTGCCGCCATTTCTGACACAGACAACCGCTGACATTGGATCAACGTTAAAGTCCATCCCAATATGTAGTTCATCGGATTCTGCTTTATATGCTTTGACTGACTGCTCTCGGCTAAATGCGTAATATATTATCCCGCTGTAATTAACAAAACGAGCCTCATATTCCTGCTGAAATGTTCTTTCGTCGAGGTCATTTTTTGCTGCTTTTATCTCATCAGAGTCAACGTTACCGCCATCAATTGTCGTATATTGGAACGCTTTCCATGATTCTTGACCGTCTATACCCCTAGTCCATAGGTCATAAAAGTGGTTTCTTCCTTTGGGTGTACCAATAAATAGCGCACTTCCGCGTCTATCAGATAGCGATGGCCGCAACACTTCATGCCACGCTTCAGGCCGCATATCAGCAAACTCATCTAACACGCAAAAATCTAACGCTCGCCCTCGCAGATTGTCGGGCTTTTCTGCACCCTTTAAGGCTATGCTTGAACCGTTTCGCAAATCAATACTGAGCGCCGTTTCGTTTTTCTTGGTCATGTAACCCTCGGGTATCGCGTCGATCAGCATATTCCACGCAATCTCCTTCGCGGCCTTATACGTGGGAGCCACATACCAACAGTTCCGAGACTTGCCTTGCAGCGCGTGCTTTAACAGCTCATAGGTTGACAGAAAGGTCTTACCAAACCGACGACCCGCCACAACGACCCTAAACCGCGAGTCATTGAAGAATATGTCATCTTGGGGCTTGGTCAGCTTCATCGGCTCTTTGTATCACGATTGGCTGTAAGTCTACTGGCTCTGATTCTGGCTGATCTCGCTGCCCTAGCCAGTTCTTGCCAAGCCATACCAGCATGGTGGTATTACCATCCATTGCGGTTGTGTATTGCTTACGTCTAAGGCTCATTTTGCCGTGGCTGGCCTTTTGCTTGAAATACTCCGCAAAACTAACCTTATGCTCTCTCTTGCAAGCCCTGTTCAGGGTGTCGTAATCAACGCCAAGAACCGCTGCTTGCTCTTCGCCTGTGCAGTGGATAGCGCAGAGTTTATCCACCTGATCCCAATCAATCTCTGCCAATGGCCTAGCCATTCATAACCTCCAGAGGACGCTCTAATTGTGCAGTTTTACCTGTGAACGATTGCCATCGGTCTACAATAACGTCGCAGTATCTGGGGTCTAATTCCATCAAAAAGCTATCGCGGTTGTGCTTTTCACAAGCAATCAATGTGGTTCCACTTCCACCAAAGCTATCCAAAACCGCATCAGAACCTTTTGTATTGTTCAAAATTTGATAAGCAAATAGTTCAACAGGCTTCATCGTTGGGTGTTCTTTATTTCTAGATGGACGATCAAATTCAAGTATAGTCGTTTGTTTACGGTCTGCCGCCCAAAGATGACCAGCTCCTTCTTTCCATCCATATAAGCAAGGTTCGTGCTTCCAATGATAATCCTGACGACCCATAACCATCGTTTGTTTTTTCCATATTAAGCACTGACGAACTTGCCAACCAGTATCCTTTGCAGCTCCGCGAAAGTTATAACCCTCGCTGTCAGCGTGCCAAATATAAAAAACTGCGCCGCTTTTCATCATTGAGTCTGCAACAGTATAACAATCTGTTAAAAATTGACGGAACTCCGAATCACTTAAGCTGTCATTTTTAATGGTTAACGCGTCTTTTGTTTTTCCTACGTACTTTACATTATATGGTGGGTCAGTCAGCCACATATCAGCTTTTCGCCCATCCATCAGCTTTTCGACATCATCAAAGCTCGTGGAGTCTCCACACATCACACGATGATTGCCTAAAATCCAAATATCACCTAGTTTCGTTATCGGGTTCTCTGGCGGCTCTGGAACCTCGTCTTCGTCGGTTAATCCCTCAACAACCGTTGGCTTTAATAACGTTTCTAGCTCGTCATCATCGAAGCCCGTCAAATCTAGATCAAAATCTAATTCTTTGAGACGTTCTACCTCCACGGCCAGAAGGTCGTAGTCCCATTCACTGTTCTCAGTGAGCTTGTTGTCTGCTATCACATACGCCTTGCGCTGCGCTTCGGTTAAGCCTTTCAGTGTTATAGTCGGGACGGACTCCAAACCAAGTTTTTTTGCTGCTGCCAAACGGCCATGACCCGCAATAATACCTTTGCCCTCGTCAAGCAATATCGGGTTGTTAAATCCAAATTCTTTTATGCTTGATGCCACTTGCGTTACTTGCTTTTCGCTATGCGTGCGCGGGTTGTTGGCATACGGAACCAGGTCATTAACCGATAAATACTTTACCTCCAAATCTGACATATTCTCTCCTCTATGTTAATCGCCACAAAAACAAGGTATTGATTCGTCATCAAAGTTAAACAGCGACCCTTGATCACTGGCAATTATTTTCAACTGTTCATAACTTGGCTGATCCCTTCTGAAATAAGCTGCTTTACCAACCGCAGCAGAAAGTGATTTTTCTTGCTTAATCCACCAGTCTGCCAAATCTGGCCTAGCTTCAATTATAGATAACTTTTTGCTCAATCCTTTCAAAAAACACACGTCACAATTACCCCAGTCAGTTGTGCCATTGTTATTTGGAAGATTTAGATCAAAATTCTGTGAAACCCAAAACGCATAAATATCTTCTTTAGTGATGCCGTCAACGTACAGAGGCAAATATCTTTCTTGGCCACCTTCAACAGTGTTGTGCAATTTAACTGCGCGTCTTTCTTCGTCTGCTCTGATTCCGATCAAGCACAAATAAGGTTTTGGAAAATTTAATTCTTCAAACAAGTATTGTTGAATAGCTTTTATTTTTAAATCTTGAGTGCAAAATCTGGCGACCGGATTTGGTGCGTATCGCCTTGCTTTTATCAAAGCCTCAAACGGCTCGCCATTTCTTGATGCAGTTTCATAACTAACAACCGCAGTTTCGTAAGCATATTTACGCTTGGATCCTTCTGGATTTCTCGTAATCACGCGCTCAAGCCAGACGATTGGAATATTCCAATTAACGGCGCAAGCGTGAACAAAATCTAAAGTTTCGGGCAATTCTTTGCCTGTGTTAGCAAATGTTACAACCACATAATCAGGAAGAACCCCATTATGCGCCTGAATGACCCGCCAAAGCATATAGGCTGAAGTTCTGCCTCCACTGAAACTTATGACTGCTGGTTCATTAATGAAGTATGGATTCATATTAAAATTAACAAATAAAACTATGCTTTATTATCAGCTCCTCATCTTCAAGTTCTTGGCTCGCCAGCTCAAATTTATTCATCGCTTTACGACTGCTTCCCACCCCGCCAAGATCTGGGTATACGCTTGACCCAAACCCAATGCAGCCCACGACATCATCAGCAGTATTAGCAACGTGAATAAGAATGTGAGAACGATTAGGCACTTCCAGCACTTCCCAGACATTGGGGCCGAAACGTGGCGAATCTCTGCGCCCAAGTCGATAGTAGCCTTCTGGAATGCAAGATATGAAAGGCTCGTTATTTTTCCAAGGTTTCTCGATAGTCCAAAAAATATGTTCCCCATAAACAGCTTTCCCCACAGTTCGATCTGGCAGTATTGCAAACCTGGTCAATTCAATCATTGCTAAAATCTTTTGGCATAGACCAACTTAGTATACAGCATTTTTTACTCCTCATGGGAGCATGATATTTCTTTGATAATCTGTAAAACTTTTTCTTTACATTAGCAAAAAAACCTTTTAGGATGTGCTTACCAACTAAAAAACGGAGAGAAAAATGGCAACAAGAGCAACTTATCAATTCAAAACCCAGTGGTCTGGCACACACACTGTCTATATACACCACGACGGATACCCAGAAGGCGCAGCTCAATATCTTACCGATGGCAACTCACAAGCCATACACAACGTCAACGCTTTTATTCGCAACAACGAGCGAGCACAATTAACCGAGTCGCACGAAGCACACGGCGATACACAATTTCGCTATACCATCCAAGAGTTACACATTCTCGCAGAGCAGCGAGTCAACTTTACCGACGAATGGTCAACTATATACAACGGTTGTCTCAACCATTTTATTCACGACTACAAATAGCAGGGGGCTATTATGGAAAACATTATTTTTGTAGATAACATTTACACTTACAAAGGTTCTGTGCCTGAAGATGCGGATTTAGTGGTTTACGAAAAAGGAACCAACCCTTTAGATGGATATGTTTTATACGGCTTTGACGAAATCGGCATGTTTGATTCTGAATTCAAAGTTCCTGCCTACGCTTTTTGTTCTGGAGATGAATAATGGCGCACCACCTTTCAGATAATTTTGACGCTTTGGTG